GTGTCCGGCGCCACCGTCGTATCGGTGAACCCCGTGGCGCCGTCCCCTGCCCGGCCGATGAAGCCATAGACCCCATTCTTGCCCTTGTAGACGTTGTAGGAGTTCGCGCCGGCGGCATTCGTCCAGATGATCTTGGACGTCTGCACGTTCGACGACACCGAAGCCGACGCCACGCTTTCCTCGCCGGTCTCCTCGCTGACAGCCGTGACGACATAGTCGAAGCCGGACCCCGCCGCGGTCGAGGCGAGTGCCGTCGGCGGCTGCTGGGTCGGGGCATAGGTAATCGTGGCGAGCGACCACGAGGCATGGCCGGTGCGGGTGAGATTGCGTGGCGCATGCGACGGGTGCGTCAGCGTCATCGTGTCGGCGCTCTGCACGTATTTCAGCAGCGCCAGGTCGGATTCAGGGTAGGGCGTCGCGATCGTATAGACGCGGGCTGCGGTGCCACCTTGGGTCCAGTTCCCATAGCCGGACGTGTCGATCCCCAGGGCAAAGGTCGAGCCGCCCATCACCGTCACCGTGAAGCGCCGGCGATTGAGTTCGCGCATGCCCTCGATCCCGTCCAGCCAGATCGCATCGCCGCTCGACAGACCGTGCGGCGCGGCGGTCGTCACGATGCCGGGGCTGGCACGCGTGATGCCGGCAATGGCGATCCCGGCCTCGAGCACGTAGCCGCCCTCCTTCACGACGCGCATCTTGCGGTCGCTGAATTCCAGCACGTAGGTCTGTTGCGTGTTGAAGCTGAACGGGATCAGCCGGCTGCGGATCGCCGCATCGCAGGTGTCGCCCACGAAGGCCGTTCCGGCGCGCGTGCTGACGCCGCCGAAGGGATGGACGAACCAGTTGAGACACGTCGCGAGGCCGACCTGATACTTGGCCAGGTCAACCCGCCCCTGCAGCGCCGGCGCCAGTTCGCCCGCGGCGAAGCTCGGTAGAAGGATCGGCATCGTCATGGCGCGCTCCCGTCGAAGCCGCGCACCGCGAGGCTTTGCACCCTCCAGTCCGCGTCACCGGCGATCACGCCCTCGTTGGCGCTGTCGGCCATGGCGCGCTCGATCCGATCCTCGGCGCGCCGGGCCAGACGCTCTGCGAGATCGGCCTTCTGCGTGATGGCGTGCGCGATCGATGCCGCGAGACAGTCGACGAACGCCAGGATGAAGCCCGGCGTGAAGCGGGCCGGATCGACGACCCGTTGCGCGAATACCGCCGTCACCCGGTCCTCGTTGCAGTAGAGGAAGGTGCTGCTGCCGTTCGAGGCAATCTCGAAGCCGCGGGCGGGCTCGCCCCACATCCAGGTCGAGGCGCCGAACTCGAGCCTCCGCATGCGCAGGCAGTCCGACGGATAGGCGTAGCTGGACGCCCAGCGCGCCGGCGGCGTGCCCGACGCGGCAAGCGCCTGGGTCACCCGATTGAAGTTCCAGTCGACCAGAGACTGCAGCTCGTCGCGCACGGTCGCGTACCAGAGATTGATCTGGCGGGCCTCGGTGCTGTTCTCGGTGAGGTCGGCGATGGTGGCGCGCGTGCCGAGCCGGCTCAGCGCCATGTTGCCGATGTCGGTGTCGGCCGGCATCTAGCGCCCTCCTCCCGTGGCGACGGCCTTCTCCAGCGCCGCCGACTTCTGCGCCGAGCCCGAGCTCGAGCCGACCCAGTAGGCGACGATGTCGCCGAACTTGGCGCCCAGGGTGCCCAGCAGGATGTAGGCGATCTCGCGGGAGGCGGCCGGGATCTCCTGACGCACGACGAACCAGAGCGCGGCCATGAACGCCGCCGTGACCAGCAGGCTGACCATGACCGCACCCCAGGCGATCGCCGAGCCGGCCTTCGCTAGCTCGACGGTCTGGCTGCGCGCGCTCGCCACGTCGGCGAGCTCTGCCTGCAGCGTATCGAACTCCTGTCGACGAGCATCGGCCTCGGCCTGGATCACCGCCATCCTGAACTGCAGGGCGAGGTCCGGATCGGTCGCGATGGCACGCTCGATGCCGACAGCGTCGGACGCGCCCAGGATCTCCTGGGCAATGCCGGCGACCTTCGAGACGGCAGTACCTGTCTTGTCGCCCATGATCCAGGAAGCGACGGTCGGCGCGAGGCCGAGCAGCAGGGGAAGGAACGGCATCAGACAGGCTCCTGCGAGAGGAAGAGTGCGCGTTCAGCGGCGCGGCGGATCACGAGGCCTGGCAGAGGCCCGTCGGCCCCCCGGTTCCAGCGCTTGAACTGCTCGGCAGCGCCGCTGGCATCGCCCGCATTGAGCAGGCGCAGCAGGGTCGAGCTGGCGAAAGCCGACCGTCCGACGTTGAAGACGAAGCTGGTCAGCGCATCGAACTGCCCTTGTGACAGCGGCGCTTCGACCAGGTGCCGCACGGCACGCTCCGCCGCGCCGAGGTCCTCGCGCAGCCAGGCGGTGGCCTGCTCTTCGCTGCACGTATCGCCCCGGCGCACGCCGCGCGTATGGCCGTAACCGATGGTCCACGGCTCTCCGGTCTCCGGGTTGCCGGGATCGGGATAGGCCTCACTCTCCAGGCCTTCCGAAGCCTTGATCAGCGTGAGCCCGGCCTGTGACATGACCAGCAGTGCGTTTGCAGGATGACTCATGGCGTCCTCGTCGAGGGAACGGGCGACCACAGGCGCTGCCACAGGCCATCGATCTTCACGTCCTGCGCGTCGTTGCGGCGGTCGATGGTGTCGAGCCGCTGGCCGTGGGCGCTGAATCGGCTCTCGGTCGCACCCTGCATGGCCGCCATCTGGGACTGCAGGTTGCGAACCGCGGCCGCCGTTTCGTCCAGCGTGGCGAGCGTGCGCTGGGACAGCAGGACGAGCAGCGCCAGGCCACCGCCGACCAGCCAGCGATAGGCCTGCACGCCAAAGCCGGTCTTGCCGTTAGCGCCGCTGCCATTGGGAAGTTCGGTGTTGCTCATGCGTCGGCCTGCATGCTCGCCGCTGGAAACGCGTGATCGCCGCTGTCGAGCCGCGGGAACCCCGAAAGGACCTCGCGATGCACCAAGTGCGCAGGATCGGTCAGCACATCGATGCCCAGGACGAAGGTGCCGCCCTGCCGCTCGATCGGATTGAGGGCGGCAGCCTGAGTCGAGATCGAAGGACCGCGCACATGGTCGGCCTGGCCGGCCGTCAGCACGATGAACGTCTCCATCAGACTTGTGCTCCCACGGATGTGGCCCACGCCTGGACGTTGTTGAAGCGGGTGAGCCGCTGTGTTCCGTCCAGTGCGGCGCCGCACGCGACGAAGCCCCGCGAGGCCGCCCGGAACTGCGCCGGGGTCCCGTTATTGTTGGAGGCGCCGATAAAGAGGCTGTGAAAGGGGAGCGCCGCGCCCACGTTCGTTGGAGCCAGCGATTGCACCAGGTCCACGCCATTTCTGGCACAATAGATATCGCCAGTGGTTGCCCCGGTGCGGCCCGCCTGGGAGAGGCCTACGCTGCTATATGGAGTGTTGAGGCTATAGTAGGCGCCGACCATATTGGGAGCCGGAAGCAGGGCGTTGCCATTGCGGGGGTAGAGCGAAAGCGCGCGTCCGGACCCGGAATTGACGCCAATCGCCGTCGTGACTCCACTGACGTTCGTCCGCTCGTACGCCTCGATATGGACATTGCTAACTCCCATCACGCCAGCATGGCTGTTCGCGACGAAGCCCGTGTCGATGTAGGACGTGGCGCCATTGAACGTGTAGTTGCGGTCAGGCGTGAAGGCAGGCGAATTGACCGCCACCGCGAGCCGCCTCTGTTTCAGCGACGTGAGCGCTTGGACGGGATTCTCGGCCCACAAGCCAAAATAGTCGTCGGTCAGCGCCCAGTTGCCTGCGGCTTTCTCGCTGAACACGAACTGGTCGACGACGATCAATCTCGCGAGGGAGACCGAACCGCCATTGGCGACGATCGCGTCACGCCAGGACAGAACGTCGGCGTCGAAAGCGCGGGATCCGCCGCCCCGCGCCCTGTTCAAGACCGTGATCGGCATGCTCAAGCCCCGATGTATACGGTTAGCTTCTGGCCGCTGGCGCCGCACTGGGTCATGGCGCTTTGCGCCTCTTTCCCGGTGATCTGCACCGTGGCGCCGCCCGACAAGGGTATGCCGGAGTCCAGGGCGCAGATGCCTCCTGTCGGATCGATCGCCGCATCGGCGTTGGTCCTGGTGCTGCTGACGATGACGATGCGCCGGGTGGCGTCGGCCGCGACCAGCTCGGCCGAGGCACCGGACATGGTGATGCTCGACTTCACCAGCGCCGTCGCCGTCAGGTTGGTCAGCACGACCGGCAGCGGGCTTGCCTCCGAGACGGGCACGGCGCTGCGCCGGACGGCTGACTGGTAGGCGATGTCTTGAGCCATGGATTGTTCTCCTCTGGGTGGTGGGACCGGCCCGAAGACCGGCCCCTCTGCCTTCACCCGGCGTCGATCACTGGACGAGGACGACCTGGTCGCCGGGCCGGGCCGCCTTGACCGGGGCGCCATCGCCACGGCCGGCCAGTGGATCGCCGAAGATCGGCGCCTCGCCGGCACTACGGCGGCGCGGCGCACCGACCGGCACCAGGGAAAGGCCCGGCGGGCCCGACCACAGGATGCGGGCGCCGATCGGATGGAGCTGGACGCCGTCGTAGAAGGGATTGTCGACGACGACGTACTCCGCCGCCTTCTCGGTCCTGTCGTGCTTGTCGTTCTTCTGGGCCATGACAATGCCTCCGGTCAGACGGCGAAGCCCGACGCGTAGGCCTTGCTGGCCTGACGATCGTGGGCGAGGAACGCGGTGAACTTCCCGGCCGTCAGCGGACCGGTCGCAACCGTGTAGTTGGTGCGCAGGAAGCGCTCGGCATCGAGCGGCACCTTCACGCGCAGCACTTCAGTGCCCGCGGTCAGCGCCGCCTTGGCCACCGCGCCTGAGCTGGCGAGCACGAAGGTCGAGGAGAAGCCGGCATTGTCGTCGGTCTCCAGCGTGAAGGTGACCGTCGCGGCGCCCGCGGCGGTGACCGTCTCGGTGACGACGATCACCAGTTCCAGCGTCTCGCCGTTGCCCATGTCACGGGCCGCGCCGAGATCGACGCTGTCGGTCGACGCCGCGGTTGTGGTTACCGCCTGGTCGGTGCCGAAGGTATTGAGCTTGTCGTACATCATGATGTCTCTGTCCTTTCCTGCCCTGCCGCCTACGACACGGTCGCTTCGGCCAGCGTGATCTGATCGCACTTGCGGATCGGGATCCCGCCGAAGCTGTCGAACAGCCGCCCGTCGCTCTCGTCGAGCGTGCGGCGGATGTTGGTGTTGGCCGCGACCGAGGCGCCGAGGTTGCGCTGGATGTCGAGCCACTGCTTGGTGGTGCGGTTCATGTACCAGGCGGGCCGGCACATCTTGATGTTGGGGATCTTGTTCATCGCCCGCATCATCAGCTTGACCAGGTCGGCCGGGGACGAGCCCGCGAGATCCGACACGTCGATGTTGCCGATGCGCACGACATAGCGCCAGTCGCGCACGGTGAGGCCCGCGTCCCACTTGTAGTGGGTGCGATAGCCCTGGTAGCGGTTGCCGGCCGCGTCGAGCAGCGTCTGCTCGCCCAGATCCTTCATCGACAGGCCGGCCTTGCTGCCCTTGGGGAAGATGCCGTGCACGGTAAGGTCGCCCCAGCCGACCAGCCAGATCGACGTATTGTCCGAGCCCGCGCCGCCACCCGAGATGAAGTTGTTGGCGGTCTGCGAGGTCGCCGTGGAGGTCGTGTTGTAGCGCGGCGCGAACCCCATGAAGCGCTCGGGATTGGTCGCGGTGTTGCCGTAGAACAGCACGCCCGCGAGCTGCTGCGTCAGCCCCTCGAGGAAGGCCCGATCCT